ATGGCAGGAAGTGAGGCGCAGGCAGGCTTTTATTATCAGAACCTAGTTGCTGCATTACATCTTCTTGAGTTGATCGACATTGGCTCAAACATGCGAAGTATCACTCTAGAAAATCCCGCCCGAGCTCCACACATTGATGACATTATCATCGACACAGACAAAGGCTCCCGATTCATCCAAATCAAGTGGTCAAAAGAGCAGGAAACTTCATTTACTCTCGCAAATTTGGTAGCAGAAGAGGAAGGAGGTTCGCTGTGGTCAAAATTGGCACGTGGATACCAACAAATTAGCTCCGAACATGGTGAAAAAATTGTAGAGCTATTGTCCACTCGTAGAGAAGGTATCAAGAAGCAACCAGCGCAAGGGTTTGAGCACAGTTTAAAACAATTCATCGCTGAATTTCACATTCCATACATATCAAGCCCTCCAGGCACGAAGCTTGACGCTATTCAGTCGTATTCAAACTACAAACAGATTCTCCGAAAGCTAAAGGGCGCATCGGGTATTTCCGACAATGAAGATTTTGCAGCGTTTTTAAAATCTATGCGGTTCACTTTAGAACAAGATGATATTGACACTGTCGCCCACCGCGTAAAAGCGCGACTTCATCAACTCGGCATCGAACAGCAACAATTTGGAATCTTGCTGGATAGATGCGTGAACTGGTCAATCGGAAGCCGACAGATATCCGCGCCTCTTGTATTGGAGGCATTAGGTCTTGAGGATCGCTTTGCAGAGCGCTTGAATCATAGATTTCCTGTCGACGACGCTTTATGGGTTCCCACTCCTAACCTCTTCCAAGCATTAGATAATGCATTAGATAGTCTGTCTTCAGGTTTCATTGCTGTGATTGGTGAACCTGGCGGAGGGAAATCAACAGCCCTCACGAAATATCTTAATGCCAGTTCAAGCATCAAGTTTGGATACTATTGTTTTATTCCTGATGAAAAAGTAATAGGAAACGACCGACTACAAGAAGAAGCTTTCGTTCGTTCAGTATGTTTAGGGCTTAAAGATGCTTTCCCGGATTTTAAATTCTCAAAGCCCTATTCGACGGCATCGGTTCAATTACTGAACATTTGGTTGAAAGAGCTTTCTGTTAGTAATCAAAGAGTCGTGTTTCTTGTCGATGGCATAGATCATGTGGATAGAAAAACTCGCCAATCTCTGTTGTCTAAGCCTTTGACAAGCGTTTTGGATGGGCATCTACCAGACAACGTCCTGATTATACTCTCAACTAGATATCAGCAGGCTCTTCCCCCTGCCATCATTAGCCATTTCAAGCAGGAACCCATTAGACGAATAGAAATCAAGCGATTCGATCGATCGCAAATATCTAAATTCATATCACTTAGAGGTGTTGTACATAACGACACATTATTAGATCAAATCGTCACTATTTCTGCTGGGGTTCCAATCTATCTCGAGTATTTAGCAAAAAAACTATTCAACATGACAGCCACCGAGCAGCATAGATATTTGCAGCAAACACCTACTCTGCGTGGTGAAAAGATTGACCACTATCACGACCACATGTGGCAAGAGTGGAATTCAGATTTAAATACAAAGTATTTGCTGGCTATATTGGCTGTGCGTGAAGAATACACAACAGCAGAGCTTCTTCAAACTCTACTCGCAAGCGTCAACCGACCTTTATCCCTCGGTGAAATTAAACAAAAGTTGCAAGCTATTCGCTATGTACTTAAAGAATCTGAAGCAAAAGGGTTTACGATAAATCATGCCAGTCTTATAGAATTTATCAGTGAAAGAACCTCCGAACTAAGACCTGAGATCACACGAGCAATATTGGACTGGTATGGAAACGAACCTACAACTGACGAATCCTGGCGTAATCGATTTCGCCATCTGCTAGAGCTAAAACAATATGAAGAAGCACTTCAAGCTTGTGACAACGATTGGGTAAATAGAGCTTGGCAGTTCTATAGACCTTTATCAGAGGTCCAAAATAATCTAGATCTCGTCTGGAAAGCGAGCATTCAAGCCCAAGACCTTCTATCATTCATTCGGATTGGTTTGCTGAAGCAGCAAGCTGGCTTGATAGAACATAATATTGACCTTGAGCCTATTGATATTGCAACGACACTTTTAGATATCGGACTATCGGATGTTGCACTCAATACTATATGGAACGGTGAGCGTTCTTTAATTTCACCCGAAGATTTTGCTACTTTTGCAGCGCATTATGAGAGTCGACTTGGTCGTTCGTTACCTGCCTCAGTTGTTCAAGAAGCACTTTCTGACCGACAAAGAAATAGTTATCAGGCAACAGCTAAAATTTATCGCATTGCCAGTTTGGTTATGGATCCAATAGCACTATTAAACGAAATTAGCCAATTACGTTGGAAAACATCAAACGAAACTAATCATTTGGTAGACGCTGCCGACGACACTGAGAATAGCAAACTCAATCTCAACTTGCAGTTGAAAGTGATTCAAAGTCTTGCAGAACACTGCTTGATAGACAAGCTGATAGCGTTGGCTAGTCAGAAACCTTCAGGTAGTGTTCTTCACGTTGCAATTAAAGCAGCTCTTGCAGTGGCCTTTGCAAAGGCCAACTCTGTAACAGATGCAATCAGCACTTCACAAAACCTTAAGCTGGATTGCCTTCCTAAAGGCTTCTTGTTCTGGATTCAAGCTCAACTTGCACGATATCTCATTCCTTTTGCAACAGTAGAAAAAATTTCCATTCCAACAGTGCCAAAAACGTTGGACAAAAACCACGAGTTCAACTCGGCATTGGTCAAAGCATTCTCTGAATATAGGGGCTTCTTATTAAATATAAAGGATGGGACAACAATACTTCGTTCTCAGTGTTTAGGACTTACAGGACCTATTGCGGACATTAACCAGGCTTTAATTTCATTGGCAGAACTTTGGGTTCAATCAATCGGTCACCCTACTTCGACCAGTAACCTAGAAAGACTCAAATCCTTATGTAACCAACTATCGATAAGCATAGGTAGCTTCGCTAAAACTAATGATTATCATGGCCACCTTTATTATTACCATGCGCACGAGCTATATCAGCACTTATGGGACTATGCTACAGAGTTTCTTGACCATAAGAGTCAGATAGAACTGGCAGACTACTGGCTGGGCGCTGAAGATGGGTTTATGTGTGAGCGTTTTTCAATAGCAACTCGTAATTTGGCGAGATCGCTCGTAAGAAACTCTGCGAATAGTGTTAATGAAACGAAGCGCAAACTCCTTGAGGTCGTCGAAACGGAAGCTAGAAAAGATGAAGAAACGATGGTTCTCACTTCTTCACTTCTAGAGTCTGCTATGGCTTGGGGAGTCTGCGGCTTTAGAGATGAAGCGGTTAAGCTTTGGAATGAAATTTCTAAAATCGCATGTGGTGTGGGCTACCGCAAAGATTATCAGTTCAGTGAAATATTTCTCCCATTGGAAATAGCGCACAATCAAGATCCATCAGGAAGTCTTCGACGTTTTGCTGAACAGCTCGAACTGGCTCACAGTCTTGAGGATACAGGAGCAGGTAAGCAAGTAGCTATTGCTATAGAAGGGCTTTTAGAGCTGTTAGCGCAATGGGAACCCGCCTTGGTATTCAGGGGACTAGTTGAAGAGCAGCAGTTGATCTTTAGGGAACGTGCGCTTCGTGGCGTGCTATCAAAACTTGTCGCAAACAAATCAATAGATAAACAGCTACTACTTGCCATCCTGAAAACGATGTCCCGTTGGGAAAACTACAACCATTTCAATGATGAAACGGCTCCGGCTATGAAAGAGTTCTTCTCAGCTTTGCTGGAGCAGGAGGAATATCAGATAGCTGGTGAGACTTATCGATTTGCTCGACAAGTTTTCTTAGTAGAAAAGCAGTTTCCACAGCTACTTAGCGACTGGGCTATCATGCGAAATGCTAATTACCCTGATGATGAACTTGCCAAACGCGATGAGGAGACGTATCGGGAAGATGAAAAACAGGCAGAGTGTCAGGGGATAGAGGATGTATTTGACGACTCCGGTGCTAGCATTAGGTCCGTGTTAGAAAAGCTGACTTCAGTCAACATTTCGGAACTTACAACGTGTTTGGAAGAGCTGGCACTAGAAGAGCGAAAGAAAAAAATAGCGAGACAGTTGATTCAGGAGCGAAATGATTGGCTACAAGCATTAATAGCTATCACATCGCTGAAATCAATCCCACAAGAACTTCAACAACATGTTGATAACTTTCTTGAATCGTTTGAACAAAGAATACTTGAACTTTTGAGTGCCGATGAAGTTCATTCGCGCAGAGCTGTTGAAGAATTGGTTCATGATACAGTCAATGAATTCGCATCACTTGTTGGTGTAAAAAAGGACAATATAGCGCCCATTGAAGAGGGATTTGATCTTGATGCCTGGTTTGACAGCCTATTTCGGTCATCAAGTCTTGGTTATTTCATTGAACGTGAATTAGAGAGCATACTCCCAGAATGGATTCAGAAAACACCTTTCAATCAATTATCTGATTGGCTGAATTTTGCTCGAGAAAAATTGACATCAGATGTACGTGCACGTGCTCTAGTTGAACTAGCTAACCGTTACAAGTTTGCAAATCCACCAGTAGCTTTTGAATTGCTTGAAGAAGCAATCAGTTGTGTATCAACGATACTCTTCGAACACGGGCAACTGAAAGGTGATATATGTAATCTCGCCCTTTCCCTTAATACCGATAAAGCCAATCAACTGATTCTAGATAGCTTCCGACAGCAGTATAACAAAAATCCTGTATCACTGATTTATAGACTCGGAAGCCTAATTAAAATTATGTCGACAACGATGGCTATCGATGGAGTAGCACTATATGAAACATGGGCTTTGCATAATAAACGCCTCTCTGATGGACTGACATTAAAACCTTTGGGAGCATGCTGGATAACCGTTGATGAAGAGTTGCGCTTTGAAGAAGAGGCGATTAGCTATCTTTTGACCCTTCTTCAATATCCAGAGATAGATGTTCGACTTTTGAGCGTCGAAGCCTTTGTAGAATTGCTTAGCAAGAGAGCTGATTTAATCGAAAGTTTACAAAGGCAATGGTCAACACTCTCGTGTGGGCAGCGTGAATATGTAGTCTCAATGCTTGACTCGTTGGGCCGATTACGTCCCGATCTCGTAGAGCTTTGGGCATCGTGGTTGTCGGAAGAAGCTACTAAAGAAGAACATTACAACCTCAGAGCAACTGTTGCGTTGGCACTTAGCGAAGATGAACTTAGAAACCGCCCAGAATATCCTCTGGCTAGTAAAGCATGGGCATTGCTCGATCGTCCTAGCATTGTCCTTCCCCTTAAGCCTCAAATTGTTGGCGGTGAGCTCCCAATAATTCGTTTGCCCCCTTACCAGAATTGGGTGCTAAGTCTTCTTTCAGAAGGCTGCGACGATCCACGTTTACTACATTCAGAAGCATTGAGAATTCTGGATGATATCTACAACAATGCTCAACAAGGGTTGGAACAGGAATACTCCGTACATAGAAATCATAATATCAACACAAACTTCGACAATATAGAGATAGCCGCATCTTTTGATGACGCATGTCGTTCATCTGTGAATAAGGCTATTATTCGGCTATTAGCAGCTCACGAGATTGAACCGGGGTATCTCACACGAAATGCAGATATCTTGAGACATAGAGACCCCACCGATAGTTTAGTAACATCGGTCTCCCGCCCCACAAGGGTTGACTGGTTGAGTCGAACTGATAGTGATTCAGACTTCATCAACTTCATTGATATTAATGATAGCGTTGAGGCCGCTCTTAAGGTTGAGGATGGATTTATCCGACTGTTTGAGTACACAGAGCAACGTAGTGATGGTCAGATAGGCAGTCAATCTCAAAGAGCATGTATTGTACAAATTGAATTGTTCGGAATCCAAGCTGGGGCGGAGATCCCCGAAGATATGCTTGACTATCTCTTTGATCATTCACGGATTCGTGACCGCAATGCTTACCGATTTGAGTTGCCTTGGCGTGAAAGTCCTCGCCCACAATTGAGCATGCCTTTAGTCTCATCCTCATCTCGTAGCTTTCGAGGTAGACGCACCTGCGAAATTGCAGCCCTTTCCGGGATATGGAAGGATTGTTTCCCTGACGCTGAAAGTACTCTTGACTATTTAGGGGCTCAGTTAGGAAAGTCCATATTTTGTCGCGCGACTGAATGGCAAGAGGAGTACGATCAAGATCGGAGGCGACACGAACCAAAATCTAAGGGTTTTCTTTTAGAAGTTGATGTCAACCTTCTACGGCAGTTAGCATCCGAATTCAATCTTGATGTGTTTGCAAGGATAGAGTTATCTCGGACAATTGATAAATATAAGCCTGAATATGAAATGGATTGGCGCGACAAAATCTGCTTGGTTAAAGTTTTCTGAACTTACTAAACTCATGCGCTCAATTCTCGGCGTATTAAATATGGACAACATAGATCGAGTAGAGAAACTAATTCTGCTTTCTATACAAAATCTAATGTCACTTTTTGATTGCGTTAACAAGCTTTGGGGCAAAAATGTGTTAACTAAGGTCAAGCTAATGAAAACCTGTCAGACTAATCCATTTTAGCTATACGGGCTATATGTTGGATTTTGAACTAAGATTAGGCATCATTTTTTCAATTTCTTACGCAAAATTAGAGAGCAAAGCCAATTTATCATCGTTGAAAATATTGATATCTCACCTCTTCTCAAAGGTTTTATTGGTATTGATAAATTCCCTGGAAAGAATGCATTACTAGAGCTATTCAGTTTGCTCTAGTCAAAAAAGGGAAGCGCTTGCTTCCCTTTCTAAATGCTCAAATCATCCCACGCTCTTTCGCCCATTCAATGAACTCTTTGTAAGGACGTTTTCCTCTCATGCCTTTCACCGCTTTTGGGAAGCCAAGTTCTTGAGTCCAACGCCACAGAGTAGGCTGGCTAATCCCAAGAGTTTCACGAACCTCTTTATCACTGATGAAAAAACGTTGTGTTGCTAGGTTTATCGTTGAATTAACCATTTTGATTTCCTCTATTAGCTGAACTTTTCATATAACAAACATAAAACACCGCACAAATAACGGCATAGACGACGAAACTGATCATTGGGCAACTCCTTTTGCTGGTGGCATAATTCGTACTCGGTTCGTGGTGTGCCAACACATTGCATCACCATTAAACAAACCGCCTTGGCGTAACTTAGCGCAGCCTTGTGGAAGCTGTTCACCACATTTACCGCAGCAACCCAAATCGCTTTCTATCTTGGGTATCTCGGCATGAACACGATGAATAAGTGACTGCAAAGCTTCAACTTGGGTGTAAGGCTCGCTTGGGTAAGCAAAGAACTGGCAAACTTCATAAAGTTTTGTGATTTCATCGGGTGATAACGTCACTCGAATATCGTTATTGCCATTGGTTTTACGCTTATCCCTTAGGCGTTTGGCACGAACAGCTGCTTGCTTGCGCTTGCGTTCTTCATTCATTTTTCAGCCTTACGCTTACGAGCGTTTGCTGTCTTTTTCATTGGAGCAAGTAACTGGCGAGCTTTTGCTAAACAAAAGTCGAAACACTTTCCACCACGGCCTCCGAACGAAGCGGTGGTTCGGTAGGTCTCAATCGCGAAATTACATGCATGATTTGCTTCGTGGTGTTCGTAGCCTTCACCAAGTAAGATTTGATGAATCTTTTTATGGATAAACTCTTCCTGAGAGTTTCGAAGTAGGGGAGTCGTCATTACACAAAGTTCCTTTGGTTTCTGGGTGAAACCTGGCAATCAGTCTACGTACTTGAAATTGGTGGTCAGCCAGTTATATACTGATTGCGAGGTCTAGGTTTGGTTATCTAAGTCTCATTGCACAAAGTAAGCCCTTATTGGTTTGGTCACCGATAGGGGTTTTCTCTTTTTCAGCCTTTCAAAATCTCATTTCATTCAATTTAGTGCTCAATTGGTCAGAAAGAGCGTTGAATTGATGGATCGTTTGGGCGTCTTCTTTTCCTACGCTTACTTCCAAATTTTCACACTTATCGCTTAGCTGAATGAGTTGTTCTAGATCGTCATAAAACGGATCGCTTTTTGGCATCTTTGCTAGGTAATGTTCGAAGCTCGTTCTATGTAATTGAATAGCTTTAGCGCCTTCTAGAGTTTTGTTGATGTCTGTAAGAGATAAATACGTCATGGGGTTTCCTTTTTACTTTAGGTACATTGTTATTTGTTATAATGTATCTTAAAGGTACTAATTATAATTGTTCTTGTAAAGTACATTTTTTGGGCTTTATTTGAATTTTACGAATTTAAGGTACAAAAAAAGCCGCTATTGTGAGCGGCTTTCTTTGAGTGATTCTTTGCTACAAGTTCATAATGACTTGTTTTACATAGCCGACTATTCGGCAATTCCCACTGATTGGGATAGGGTCATATTTGGGGTTCAGTGGGACCAAAAACTTATGTGGGCCATCAATCTCTAGCTTTTTAATCGTTGCTTCTGGAGCATCATTAAGTGTCGCTACGACAATCTTTCCATTATCAGGGCAGTTGCATGGTTCAACTACTACAATGGAGCCAGCTGGTATCGACGGGGAACCGTGTGGATTGGTCATAGAGTTGCCCGTAACACGCATGGCAAAGGCTTCCTCACTGATATTGCTTGAGGTTGTTTGCCAGTCTAACTCCTCGTAAATAATGTCTTTAGAGTCGATTTTCCCCCAAGAACCTGCTTGCACATGACTAAGAATAGGTACTCGTCTAGTTTGCGTTGAAGTGAATTGCGTCGACGCTTCTTTTAGCTCTTCTTCAGTATGATCTGTATCTAACCAACCTTCTGGCATGTTGAAAGATTTCTCTATGTGTCGAGCAATTTTTGGCCCAATAGCACGCGTTGCGCCTTTTCCCATAAATCGACTGGCTTGAGTTGTAGAACGGTCGATTTTGTCTGCAAATGCCGTAGTACCACCAACTTTTTGAGCGAGAGAACGTGCATTTTCTCTTCTAATATCTTCTGCCGTTTTCATTATATCTACCTGAGCATTTTTAACTACTTAGAACATGTTATTACTTTAAGATTTTGTTCCTAAAAGGTACATGTCCTTGAAGGTACGTTTTGTTTGTGTATTATGTACCTTAGAGGTGCTTAATATGTATAAAGAATACTGGTGTCAGTTATCTGATACGCAAAGAAAATCTATGGCTAAGAAGCTAAAAACAAGTACAGGGTACTTACGTTTGGTGATTACTGGACACAAAATCCCAGGGGCTGCATTAGCAAAAAACTTACATGACATAACTAATGGAGAGGTCGATAAACATCAACTGAGGCCAGATATTTTCTAACATCATATTAAATTTTTTAGGTCAAGGCTGATCACCAATATTCTGGATAAACAACCAGTAAGGAATAACCATGCAACCTAGTTTAAAAAGCGTTATGCATAACGCGGTAGTCGCTTGGCGAAGTGACGCGACGAAAGAACAAATTGCAGAATACATTTCTCGTTTTTATCACAAGATGAAAATCTACGAGGAGGAATACTGCCAAAGGGAACATCTTCTCAAAGTGCCGTCGGCTTTCAATAATCCAAACAACACTCAAAATTTATTTCGTTATGTCACCAGAACAAGCACAGAGGCCAAAGCCAACGTGATGGATTTGTTGCCTGCAATTATTGCAGCCATGCCTAAAGCTAGGGCAACGGCTGCACTGAATCAGTTCTTAAACCCGCTTGGGTATTCAGTTGCGGCTATTGGTTCCAGTCAAACCATGGCGAACCGTGACCAACTACTCGCCGATTTTAGCAAAGAGTCATCTGAAGCACTCCGCTCGATACTCTTACTCAGTGAACATGGCACGTCTGACCAACTTCGTGATGCCTACCGAGAGCTACAAGAGAGCGCCGGCTCTCACGACCCGTTACTTAAATACTTAGAAACATTGATGGCGCAAAAAGGCTGACCACCTGAATGCATTTAATAACCACGCGAATTAGCAAAACAAGAGAACTTTGTGCAATGAGTCTTTCTTATCAAAATTACTATGGCCAAATGCTGTGGATAGCAAACAACGGCAATTGTCGTTATGTGGTGTCGCGCAATAAAGCGAAGCAAATCCTACAAACCATGAAGGCGAGGGCGGTTAAATGATCGAATTTCTAGATAGGCCCATCGCTTTTCATCGACCATTCGTCAAGCTGGGCATCGGCATTACGGGCGCATTAATGCTAAGCCAAGCGATTTATTGGAGCCGAAGAACCAATGCATCCGGTTACTTCTATAAAACTCAAGCTGAGTGGGAAGAAGAAACCGGAATGACACGGCGCGAGCTAGACACTGCACGAAAAAAACTGCGTGATTTAGGCATTCTTGAAGAGAAAAAACAGGGGGTTCCGTGCCGTATTTTTTACAAAATCAATGAGCCAAACTTGATTGCACAATTGCGCCATTCTAGTTTGGCGGAATGCGCCAAGCAGTGTAGTACAAATGCGCCAACCTGTGCTGCACAAAAGCGTCAAACTAAAACAGAGACTACACAGAGACTACCAGAGACTACTAACAATAAAGATCCTGTGTCGGTGATTGAATCTTGCTTTGATCGGCTTTGGGCCATATACCCAACCAAGAAATCGAAGAAGAACTCGTTAGCAAAATTCAAAAGTATCGTGACAGCGCAAAGTGAACCTCCGGAAGTGTTCACCGAGATGCTCTGTCGAGATGTAGAAACTCGTGTGGCCAATCGACAGTTTGGTTTCGATAAGCTGCACCTAACGACTTACTTGAATCAAGAACGATGGAACGACGACCATGAAAAGACTCGAACAAGCCAGGCTGCACCCAAAAATCGAGTCGAGCAATACAACGCAGAGTTGCTCGAACGATACGGACACACTGCCACATCGATTGGGCGACAAAGTGATTCTTTTGAACCTAGAAGATTGGATCCAAGTCAAGTTTGTGGAGGCTTACGGGACGAAATGGCCGCATCAGGCACTACCATCGACTTGGACTCAAGCGATTACAACGATGTCGGTCAGTGAGATTCGTCGTGCAGTCAATCAGGCTTTGTTGGAAGGGGGGGTATGGCCACCAAGCTTGCCAGAGTTTGTGTCTATGGGACGTGAAGAGTTGGTTGATATTGACGAGGCATTTACTCGAATGCTTCGTTGTGAACCCAAGGGGGATATCGAGTACTGGACATCGCAAGAGGTGGGTTTTGTTTGTAGAGGCCTGCTAAGCGAACGTGAGGCTAGAGTGAAGTTCCGAAAAACGTTGAAGAAGTACGCAGATAAAGCCAAGGATGGCTCGCTCCCCTCAAGAAACGCGATGCGTTTGACCGATAAATATAAGGTCAAACCACTCAATGAGCTTGAGCGCCCCAATCCTAAGAAGTTTCGAAAGAACTCGGTATTTGCTAGGGTCGCAGCTCTGGGAGCGAGGGCGTAATGCAAATTGAAAAGCTATTGGCAAAGTTCAATGTAAAAGGGGTCACCTACGACCTTTGTTCTGGCGGTAAGGGGGGACTTTCTCAGGATGAGCAGCTGGCAATTGTTGGTCTAGCCTGGAAGGAAGCACCAGTAGGTTTTTTGGTGTTGTTCGTTGAATATTTGCAAGATAGACCTGCACTTAACAAGCTTTACCAAAACACCTTGCAGGAAGCCAACACGCTGATGGAAACATGGCGCGGTCCATATCCCGATAGAGCATTGGAAGCGTTAGTCAGGACAGCTATTGCAGAAGCGACCCAGCAGTTTGGCCAAGTCTGCCCTGAATGTAATGGTAGCGGTAAGTACATTGCGAAGAATCGAGCAAGAAGAACTTGCCCATGCTGCGATGGTGGCCGCATAGGCTGGACGCAAGAAACTCGCTTCGCTTACTTCTGCCAAACTTTACCCGTTACCTTCTCACGATTTAAGAAGTACGAGTCGATTCTAGGAAAATTGGTTAAATGCCTGATAGATAAGCGCAGTGCAGCCGTTTTGGCATTGCAGGGCAGGTATGAGCAAGAACAATAGGTAGAGAAGGGGGGGGGGGGAAGTCTAAGTTTAGCTTGCAGTCCTAGCCACGAAGAGGAGTGGGCTCGTATAAGTATAAGACTTAAAGTAAAGAATGTAGGTGCTGTCAATAAAACCAGTTGAGTCACTATCTTTCCTTAGCATAAATAGTATTATGTCTCTAATATCAAACATTTTTTTGGTTTTTAAGTGAGTATTATGTCAGTTGTGCTTAGTCGAGTTGTTATTCATGAATTAGTTAAAGAGCAACATGAAGATATACAGCCATCTAAAATTAAAGAACACACACTACCTGTGGATAACGAAACAGTTCAAACTCTTGTCGACGGTATTGTAGACTTATATGGGAAAAAGAATAGCAGCGCTCAATACGGAGTGTTTGAAACTGGGGAAGGACGAGGCAATTTCCCCGATGAGTTTGACCTGTATAGAAACGAACTACCATCAGATGAGGCTTTCTTGTCTCTCACCACTAGAGCGATGACTGAACTTTACGGAAAAGCTTCGAATAACACACCGGCAAGTGGTGGACATATATTATTCGCTGATTATGTACAGGGGGGAGTTCGATATTTCCTTTCTGCGATGGTTAAACAAAAGCCAGGTTATAAAATTACAGGTGAGTTGAAAGTTGAAGACTTAGAGTATATTGATTTAAGCAGACTTCATCAGGCTGCAAAAATTAGCTTTTCAAAATATGAAGAATTTTTTCTAGCTTCTCAAGCAGAACAATATGATATCAATTATTTAAGTTTTGTTAGCCCTAGGAATCATAACAAAACAGCTGGTTACTTTATTTCTGCATTTGGTTGCAAAGCTGGTTCACCATCAGCAAAAGCAACCCAAGCTGTTGTATCTGAGAGCCAAAAGTTTTTTAACGAGAATGAACAGTTGGCGGAACACTCTCCTACGATTAGTAAAAAATTGTATGAGTATTTGGATGATAAACAACATAGTGGTGATCCAGCAAAGTTATCTGAGATAGAAAAAATTGCTCGTGAGTTTTTTCCTGCTGAAGACGCCGATGAACTAGCTGAACGTTTTGTCGAGCATCTGAATAGTGATGCTGTTGCGATTCCAAATGAATTTTCTGTAAATAAATCAAAACTACACAATATGACTCATATAGTGTATAAGGGCGACGAATTTCAACTGACATTGGATAAAGATGATATTGGTCAGGACGAAGATGCTAAGTTTTACTATGATGGAGATAGGTTAACTATTACTGACTTACCTCCTGAATTCAAATCTATGTTAGATGAACACTTTAAATAGGAGTAATTAGAAGTGACGTTGGGTGATGTTGTTACGGTATACAGGGCTCTAGGATGCCCAAAAATAAAGAACCAGTACTTTTCTGGTGATTTTGTGACGACTGATGAAACCAATGCTGCTTTTAAGGCTATTTTATCATCTTCTGGTTCTGGTAAAGCTCCTGCTAGGGTAGACGAAGCAACTTGCGATGATGTAAATTTGCAATTGAATGAGCACGACGTGCGAGTTGGGTCTAAAGTTTCAGCTAAGATACGAATAGCTAACAATGGTTCAGAAAAATTCTACGCTTCATATGCAGACCTACTCTCATCAGCATCAATTAAATCAGGTGTGGTTCCAGCAAGTTTTTATATAATAAAGGATGACGAGTTTTTAGAATCAGGTAACACAGCAGAGAATGATGAACGTTACAGCCAGTTACTTAAAATTTGTGAAATGATTATTGGGTTAAAAAAATTAGCTCATTACTATGATAAAACAACGAAGACCTCACCAAATACTTTGGTCTTTTTAGCTGGGGATTCACATAATTCTCATCCAATAGTTCTAGATATCTGTTTGAGAGAGAGTGCATTAACTGCAAATTTATCAGATATTAACGTTTTGACGTCATTATTGTCGGATAAAGCTAAGTTAGAAGCTCATTTTGAGCCTCAAAAAGGTATTTTTTACTCTTCGTTGGGTGAATTCCTTTCCGGTCTTACTCCTGAGTCTGCTTTCTGCAAGCTTATAGAGAATTGGATTGATTTTGCAGCTGTTTACCAGAGAAACTATAGTACCTATTTGAGTGGTTTTGCATTTCACAAAGCTAAAAAAGAAGTGGCTGAATCTGAAGTGAAAATTGCCGAACAGCTATCGAAGGTAACGAGTGACTTAACGGGTAAGTTGTTTTCGATTCCCATCTCTATAGCTGCTGTAGTTACCATGTTTAGTAAAAGTAGTACGTTTATTACTAATGGATTAGTGGTGTTTGGTCTACTTTTAGCAGCGCTATTAATTGTTGGTATTATAGCGAACCAAAAAAATCAATTAGATTCGGTGAAACAAGCTAAAGACATTATTGAACAATCAATTGAAGGTAATAAAAATAGTTACCCAGCTGAACTTTTAAAGCATATTGAAGGAATGTCCAAAAGACTGGATAGTCATATAAGAACTGCTGGGTGTTGGTTGTTTATATTTCGGTTGTTAGCTTGGGTTCCTGCGTTACTAGGTATTGTGGTCTTTTATTTTCAGTACTCTTCTGGACTACTTATTGTAAATATATTCAACTTATATCAGTACATGTTTGGATTAAAGTCACTTATAATACTAATTTAAATTAGTGTTGACTTTTATGTGACTTTGCCGTAAATTTACCATAATAGAAAACCTCGCCCACTCGGCGGGGTTTTTTCGTTTCTACCGTTTATAACTGACAAAGCACCCCTTTCTCTTGTGAAAGTCGGGTGCTTTTTTGTGAGCGCAATATGCAAGAGAAAATCAGTTCTTTCGTTTCATACGTGAGCGCTCTGGCCTATGCAGGCTTTGGTGCATTGACTTTGCAAGATTGGGTCAGCGTAATAGGTTTGATTTTTGTGATAGTGACTTATTTTACTAACCGGTATTACAAAAAAAAGATCGTAGAGATAATCAAAGCGAATCCAGAAAAAGCGGTGAAAGTTTATGCGAAGCGCGATCTCTAAGGGTGTGTGTTCAGTCGCTGTCGTGCTCGCGCTTGCTTTTAACTTAATTTCGGATTTGCGAACGAGCCAACAAGGCTTAAGGCATATTGCCAATTTCGAAGGGTGTCGAACTCAAGCTTACCGATGCAGCGCTAAAGTCTGGACTCATGGCCTTGGCCATACCCAAGGTGTTAAGCAAGGCGATACAGTGACCCAAGAGCAAATCGCCCGTAATTTCATCGCTGATGTGAAAAGTGCCGAAAATTCTGTAAACAAACACCTAACCACTGACGTTACTCAAGCTCAGTTTGATGTCCTGGTGAGCTTTGTGTTCAACCTTGGCGTTGGCAACTTTAAACGTTCCACCATGCTTAAGTTATTTAACCAAAACCAACCCTTAAAAGCGTGCCTCGAATTTTCACGTTGGGTCTATGTTAACGGCAAAAACTGCAGGGACCCTGATAGTCAATGTTCAGGGATCGTGAAACGTCGCGAATTAGAACAACAAGCTTGTTTGAACGGCTGGTAACAAGGGGAGGCTTTATGAACTTCTCTATCAAAAATACTTTGTTGATAGGTTTGGTTATTTTGTTGCTTGGTAGCTTCGTTTTCTCTGCGTATCTACTTGATTTAACCAAAGTGCAGGCAAAGCGCTACGGTGAGCTTCAGGGGCAGTTTCAAGACTCATTGAACAAAAATAAATCACTGTCTATCACCGTTAAAACCTTAAGCGATGAAGTTCGGCAAGCGCAACGGGCCGCTGATGTTTTGCTGCTAGCTAAGGCCGATCGGAATGCTGAAACGATTCGCACAGTGACCCAAATAAAAGAGGTACTGGTTCATGAAAAATGTGCAGATGTGCCTATTCCTGATGCTTCTGAGTGGTTGTACTACGACTGAGGTCATCACTGAATACCAAGACCGGTTGGTTCTTCCTCCGGCGGTGTATCTGACTTCTTGCACACAGCCTTTTACTTCTCCGCCTAAAACCTACGGTGAAGCGGTAGAGCGCGACCCGGTGTGGTTAGAAGCTTGGCGCAATTGCGCTGACCAAATCGAGCATTTACGTAGTTTTTATGGCTACGAGAGTGCGATAACAAATATGGGCGAATAACACTGACTACTTGGGTGGTCGTCATTCGTTATTGTCCGTAATTCATTTTTTACGAGGGCGTGACACACGGAGAGGCGACACTCATTCAGAGGGCTTTCAATGAACAATGAAAAACGACTTTGGAATTTGACCGAGTTGGAAGCGTTCGATTATCACCGCTCTACGATCCGGAAAAAGCTGAAGTCTGCAGGCATTGAGCCAATCGCCTACAAAGGCAATATCCCCCTTTACGATGTGGTTCAAGTTGCCCCGTATTTATGTAAAGCAATGATTAAAGAAAGTGATGCTCCGGATTTGATGGGTTTTAAAACGGCCGCAGAGCTCAGGGCTTATATCCAGTCGGAACGTGAAAAATTGGCGCTTTTGAACGAGACCGGTGAATGTGTGGATAAAGCTGACTATGAGCTTGAAATCGGCACTTGCCTTGCCAGTGTGAAGAGTTTTAAAGAGAAAGTGATCACTCGTGTTGAGTCTGCGATAACCAGTGCCACCCCGCAAGAGCTTGAATATTTGGATAAATTATTGAATTTCGATTTGAAGGCAATTGCAGATGAGCTTGAAAACGTTTGATCCCCGTTTAGGTGTTCAGTTTGCGGATGCCGCAGAAATAAGAAGAAAGTTGGCTTATTTGTGTCGACCTGTCAATAAAAGTCCTGTTCTTGCCGCTGATGAGGGTTTGTGGATTTCTGATGGGACGGATGTGACGAAGTTCTTATCGAGTCAAGTTCCTTACATTCGAGAGCCGATGGAGTGTTTATCGCGCCGTATTTACGAAGCGGTGATTTTAATGGGGCCAGCGCGTTCAGGTAAAACTAAGGGGCTGGTTGAAGGGTGGATTAATTACACGGTGACGCAAGCCCCTGGCGATATGTTGCTGATCTATTCTACAAAAAAGAAAGCAGAGAGTATGTCTAAAAAGGATCTTGCTCGTTGTTTTGCTGCGACGGAAGAGATTAACAAGCTACGAACCGGACGGAAATCCGACGATACGCTAACGTTTAAGCACTTTCTTAATGGGATGAATTTGAGTTTGGACTCTGCGACTGAAAGCAGTTTATCTGCCGAAACGTTCCGTTACGCCGGTTGTTCGGATTACGATCGGGCCGATGATGGCGTAGGGCAAGAAGGGAGCAAATTTCAGCTGATGCTTAAGCGGATTCAGAATGCGAAGTCTTCTGGGATGGCGATGGCAGAAAGTTCACCAGGGCGTCTCGTTCGCCAACCTAAGTCACCAGCAGAGCTCGGCCCTCATGAAGCCCAGCCGTGTGGGGGAATTGCTCAGCTCTACAATCAAGGTGATCGTCGGCGTTTTTATTGGCAGTGTGATGATTGTGGTTTTTGGTTCCTTCCTGATTTTGAAACTTTGCATTGGGAAGACAAGTATTCAGATCCTCAAGATGTGGCCAAGTCTACCTATTGTCAATGTCCACGTTGTTTGCACCGTATTGATGAGCATCAAAAACAAGAAAAAAGTTTAGCGGCCCGTTGGTTTCGTGAAGGGGCGGTGGACTCGTTTGGTGAAGAGGTCACGGATGAAGACAAAATACGCCAGTCTAAATGGGCGTCGTTTGGGTTTGAAGGTGTCGTAGCGGCCTACCAGAGTTGGGAGAACTTAGTTTATCGTTATCTCACGGCTCAAACCTTGTATGAAGATAGCGGTGATGAAGATTCTTTGATGTCTTTTTATAACATTGATGTTGGCCGTCCTTATATCTTACAAATCGAAGGAAAAGACATTGGTGTTCATGAGCTGATGGAAAAAGCCAAAGGTAATCCTTATTTGCGTGGTGTGGTGCCTGTTGGTGGCCGCTTCTTGATCATGAGTATCGATGTTCAAGGTGGTAAATCCAATGCTCGGTTTGTGGTTCAAGCTCAAGTGTTTGGCGAAGGTCTGCAACGTTGGGTGATCGACCGCTTTGAAATTTTAACGACACCACATCGAAATGGAGATCGTATTAACCCTGCCATTTACGCGGAAGATTGGGACCTACTCATCGATGAGGTGATCAAGAAAACATACCCCGTTGCCGATGGCAGTGGACGAGTCATGAAACCGATATTAACACTGTGTGATTCTGGTGGTTCGGCTTCTGAAAAAGACGGTAAGAAAACCTCAGTGACCGATTTTGCTTACCAGTTTTATAACCGCCTTAAAGCGAAAGGGTTGGCCCACTTGTTTCGACTTGTGAAAGGGGCCAGCAACAAAGACATGGATTCACTGATTAAAGAATCTTACCCAGATAAGCGCAGCAAACTGGCGCATGGTGAGATCCCTTTATTACTGCTGCACACCAATCGACTAAAAAACCGTGTGGTGGCCAGCTATTCCCGTGAAGAATTTGGCTCTCGGTATTTCCATTTGCCCGCCTGGGCACAAAGAGAGTGGTTTGATGAACTGACGGCGGAATTCATTGATGAAAAAGGCCAATGGATTTGCCCTGATAAGACGCGTAACGAAAGTTTTGATTTATGTGCGTATGCCGAAGCGGGGATGCACTTTCTTGGTGGTGATGACATCCATTGGGAAAGCGCACCCCCTTGGGCGTCTGAATGGCAGATTAACCCGAATGTGATTGATGCTGACTTACAGCCTGTTTTCGAGCGCAAGCCTAAGAAACGTTATAACCACTCAAGAGGTATTTTCGGATGAGTTTAGTGATACCGACCAATCAAGAACGTTTGCAGTGGTACCTCGAAGCCGAACAGAAAATCTTACAGCAGCAGTCGGTTAAGACGGCAGAAGATGAAGAGTTGACCTTGGCGAGTTTAGCGACGGTGCGTAAAGAGATAGAGCGTTTGCAGCGCATTATCGCTCTGCAAGTTCAAGGGGGACGACGCTCTATGATACGGAGAAATTATCTTGAGTAGCCAAAACTTGCTCGACAAGCTCGTGGCCATATTCAGTCCTAGGAAAGGGTTGGAACGTGCCTACGACAGACGGCTTTTGAATAAATACAATGCAGCACTTCCCCGTAATCCGCACACCAAAAAGACAAATAAACAATCAAAAGGCGATGCCAATTCGTTGAACAAAGGCGCGAAAGCGGTGTATCAACGTGCCCGACATATGGATGAAAATAACCCGTTTGTTACGGCCATTTTGGATGAGCTTTGCGCCAATGTGATTGGTCCGAATGGCATCATGGTGGAGCCTCAGCCTCTAAACCACAAAGGGGAAGTGCATGTCGAATGCGCTCAGGCGATCATGACCTGGTGGGAGAACTTTTCTTTAAATCAAAACATCGATGCTGAACATTCTCGCGCGGAAACGGAGTGGCTTGCGGGTCGAACATGGTTTCGTGATGGCGAGGTGTTTTGTCGAATGTTCATGGGTAAGCACAGTGATTTGAATTACCCAACAGAGACGCCCTTTGCGGTGCAACCCTTTGAGCCTGATTTTATTCCTTCCCACATAACGGAAGCTGAAGGTGGGCTGTTTGAAGGTATCAAGCGAAACAAGCTCGGGCAGGCTGTGAGCTATTTGATTCAGAGAGACTCAAGAGGGTTTGAGTTCGTTGATGTCGATGCGCAGTTTGTCTGCCATTTAAAGTTTACTCGGCGTTTTCATCAAAACCGTGGCATTTCCCTTTTGCATTCCATTTTGGATTTGGTCGATGACATCGAAGATTACGACCAATCTGAGCGTATTAGTGCCCAGATAGCGAGTCGTTTTGCTTATTACATAAAACGAGATCCGACATTGAATTCAAATGCAACGGACGCGTTTGATCGCGGCGGCGATTTGTTTTTAGGGATGGGAAATTCGTTTGAACTGGCACCCGGTGAAGATGCAGGGGTGGTGGAGAACAACCGAAAAGAAACCATGAGCAGCCCGTTTCGAAATGCCCAGCTTCGATTAGCCAGTGGTGGCGCAGGAGTGAACAACTCTAGCGTCACCCGAGACTATAGCAACGGCAGTTATTCCGCTCAGCGCCAAGAGTTAATCGATTCGTTCAGTCGTTATCGAGTGTTGCAGCGAAAGTTCGTTTTAGGTTGGACTCGTCCACAGTATCGACATGCTTTGCAGATGGCGATGTTAGCCGGTGAAGTCAACATCCCCGCAGGGGTTAAGCGAGACTCTATTTTTAATGCGATCTATCAGGCGCCAGTGATGCCATGGATTGACCCTAGCAAAGAAATGGTAGGCGTCGAAAAAGGAACCCGTTTAGGTTTGCATTCCTTAAGTCATGCACAACGTGAACGTAATATTAACCCGTTGTCGACTCGTCGCGAAATTCAATCTGAACGTCAACAAATGAACGATATGCACATCGTGAGTACGTCGGACCCTGCTCATGCGGTGAAGCTCAACAATCAAAAAGAAGAGGCAAACAATGCCAAAACCAAAGAATAGCTGGTACACGCTTAAGAACGAAGCCGATGTGATTAAGATTTGGGTGCATGGAGATATCAGTGCTTGGGATATTGATGCAATGGAAATCATTGCGGCGTTGCAAGTGGCCAACAATAAAGAGGTTGAATTGCGAATGCTCAGTGGTGGAGGCAGCGTTTACCAAGGTCTTGCAATGTATAACGCACTGAAGGCGCATAAAGGAAAGGTGATGGGCATTGTCGATGGCATGGCCGCGAGCATTGCGACTTATGTCCTGCTTGCTTGTGACTCTATCCGTATGCCTGAAAATGCCATGTTGATGATCCATAACCCTACTATCGGAGCGTGGGGCGGTGAGAAGGAAATCAACTCAGCGTTTCAACAGTTGCAAGCGGCGACCAAGACCATTTCTGAAGCGTACGCTGAAAAGTCGGGTCAACCTCTTGAAGAAGTACTGACTGCCATGGAGAAAGAAACGTGGTTCACCGCGCAAGCCGCTAAAGAGTGGGGGCTTGTTGATGAGGTGGTTGAAGCGGTTGACCTTAGTAACGCATTACAAAACCTCGATGAATCTGATTTTAAGAATTTCAAACAAGCGCCAGCCGAGTTGATGAATTCGCTAACGCAACAGGTGAATGAACCGACACCTTTAGCAGCGTCTGCTCAGCCAAATGAACCTCAAATAGACAAACCTAAGCAGGTAAGCGACATGCCGAAACCAGATGAAGAATTACAAAACGCTGTAAAAGCAGAGAACCAACGCCAAGCAGATATTCGTGCGTTGTGTGCTCAACATAAAGTCAGCGAGGCACTCACCAATGAAATGCTGGCTGACTTATCGTGCTCAGTGGGACAGGCATCCACTAAGATTTTAGAAAGTATTGGCAGCCAATCAGCGGCAGGTCAACAAGAGCCTGAAGCGAATTTGACGGCTACGCACATGAGACTTGGCAACGGTAACCATGTCAAAGAGGAACTGCAAAATGCGTTGAATGCACGTTGTGGTGTTGAGGATTTAAAAAAAGACAACGCGTTCGGTCATGAGTCATTACTGAATATGGCGCGCGCTTGCCTCGATGTGAATGCTCGAAGCGCGATCACCAAGAATGAATTGGTGAACCGAGCATTTAACTCCGGTGATTTTGGCGACATCATCACTGAAGGTATTCGAACCGTGATGCGCGATGAAGCGCAAGCAAGAGCTCCGATGTGGCGTGAACTGGCTAACGTAGAGAACCTGACGGATTTTCGTGAAACTGAGTTAGTGATGGTTAATGACGCGCCGGACTTGATGAAAGTAGCGGAAGATGGCGAATACAAAGCGGCGATCTTAAAAGGCAGCGGTGAGCGCATTCAGCTTGCGACCTTTGGGCGTGAAATCCAGTTTACTCGTCATGCCATCATTAATGATGAAATTGGCTTAGTGGCGAAGGTGCCTCGTAAATTCATGCAGTCCGGTTATCGTCTGTCAGACAAGCTGATGTTTAACGCTATCCTCGCAGGCAAAATGGCCGATGGTGGCAATGTCTTTAAAGTAGGTGAAGATAAAGACTGGGGTAACTTTATCAATGACATTCCAGCAGGCGATTACGCGGCGATGATTATGGCTCTGCATAAGGTATTTGCGACAGCAACCACCATCCCACTCAGTGGTGAAGCAGGGCAAGGCGATGCGTTAGATCTTCGTGGTGAGGTTCTGATTGCGAGTCCAGACCATGCCTCAATGTTTGAAGCGGTTTTGAATACGGCGAGTAAACCGGATGCCTTTAACCCGGCTTATAGAAAATTCGGTAAGGTGATTGAAACCGCGCGTTTAGGCGAGGTGAATGGCGCTCTGGCACTAACAGGTAAAGACTTTGATACCGTAGTGATGGGCTTCTTAGATGGCCAGCAAGACCCATGGCTAGAAACGGGCGACGGTTGGAGCAGCGATGGTGCCAAGTTCCGCATTACTTACGACTTAATGTCGAAGGTATTGGATCGCCGTGGTATTGCCCAAGCGACCTTTGGGTAAAGCTTGGAAGAACAGTTTGATTTGATTCACAGGGTGAGCATTGCTCGCCCTTTTTTAATGGTGACAATATGCGTTTAAGCGATGGGAAAAAGATTGTGGCGACCGTGCCAACGGGTGGTTTTAAGAAAGATGTCCCTTGTCTACTTGGAGCTTTATTAGTGGTGCCCAACTTTACGGCAAAAGCTGGTGAGATGGTGGTGTGTTACACACAAGGTCATTTTGATGGCCCGATTAAAGCCGGTGATAGCGTAAGCTTTGCATCCGAAGCGGCTTACTTTAAAAACGGTGAGTTTACCAAGACAAAGCCCACGGCATCGGGGGACGTATCTCAACCGGTTGGGGTGTTCATTGATGGTGGGGTGCTTCTGACTGGCGGTGTACTCACTGAGTTTGTGACTAACGACTCGTGATGAGTGAGTTTGAATCGGCTCGGCGTCTTATTCGTCAATCTATCCAACGTTGTTTTGGTCGTCCTCTTTTTTTGATGACACCACAAGGAAAGCAGATTGAAGTGATCGGATACATCCGAAGTCACGAGAAGGGCGTGAATCAAGTGTATTTACTGGCTACGGATTCTGAGCTCCCTGAAAGCTGTACTTTGCTTTATCGCGATAAACGGTACCGGTTAGTTTTTGATACAGCGGCTAAAAGTCCCAACGGCACGAGTCAGCTTATGAGGGAATATGTCCTGGTATTCGATCCCCAAGGTGCGCAGCATGAGTGGTCTGAATTTTAGTCGTTCCCAATTGCTTTTAGATACTGAGTTTATTCGTCGTTATGAAGCGTTTTCAGAAGAAATTCCGAAAGCAGTACTTCGCGCGGCTTCGCTCACCTCTCGATGGTTACGAGGGGTATCGATGGCAGAGCTTGGCTATGAGCTCAGTATTGATAACAAAGCGCTGCGTTCGCGATTTCGAGTGTACAAAAACGGTCGCGTGTCGAAGCTGTGGATTGGTGTTCGTGAAATTGGTGTTCACCGACTGGGTAAGCCCGTTCAAAACCGCTTAGGTGTCCGAGTGGGTGAGCATTTTTTTGCTGGCGCGTTTATTTTTCCGATGGATAGCGATGAACTCTTGGTATGGCGAAGGCGCGGTAAGTCGAGATCTCCCATAGAAAGAGTCAACATCGATATTGCGGATGATGTGGATTCGATTGTTGAGAACTACTTACCCGATATTAATCGTAAATTTGAGGCGTTTTTTCATCGTGAATTCAAACACGTTCTTTCGCTCGCCGCGTGAGTGGGTCTTATTGGTGGTCAATCACTTAGAGCAGCGGCTTACGCTTAAGGTCGATACTGTTTATCGACGCCAAGCGGTGGAGTTGGCCCACACCACCATCAGTTATCACATTGGTGAGGCCGAGCCGGTGAATGAATATGCCAACGACGGGCGTCACCTTCATGACATTGAATTGAGGTTCTTGGTTGAAGTACCTATATCCATGGATGGGTTTGATTTGGAAGCGTTGGACGCTTCAACGCGTGTAGAGCGAGAATTGTTGAATCAACAATTTGGTGCGTCGAGCGATTTAGACGGTGCGATAGTGGTGTCTAATCTTCCTAGCAAATTTGATCCAAAAAATGGGGTGTTTGCACGAACCGTGACGATGAAGCAGCGTATTCGATTAGGCCCAGTGGAAGAGAGCTGGCATTACATTGATGGGGGCTCCCACCATGCTAACCAAGCTGATGAAGCATGTGAGCGCATTAGAGAAGAAGGTGCTTGAATTACATGAAGAGTTAGAAGAGAACAATCGCGCTTCGGCCAATCTACTGCGCCTAGGTGTTGTTGTGAAAGCAGAGGCAAACACCGTCGATATTCAGACAGGGGATAATCTTGTAAAGAGGATCCCTTTTTTTGTGCTTGCGGCAGGAAGGGTCAGCCATTATCGGCGCCCTTCAGTTAACGAGCAGTGTTTGCTGATGAATTTGGGAAGCGGTGACAACTTAAACAATGCCGTGGCGTTAATGGGATTACCTTCGACTCACTTTCAAAGCCCCACACTCAAAGAGAACGAGGTGATGACCGATTACGGTAACGGCATGTCAGAGCTTTATAACCTCGATAACGGCTCTCTTATTTGCCGGTATCCAGGGGGCATGAAGATCTATGGTGATACTTGGCAGGACGGGGATTATCAAGCTACGGGAGAGGTCGCCGATCATACTCGTTCGATGCAAGCTGACCGAGAGATTTATAACGAACACGATCATCCTGGCATACTTCCTGGTCCTGCGAAAACCAAGCCAACGGAGCAACAAAAATGATTGGTATTGACCCAAAAACAGGGAAAACGGTAACCGGTGCCAGCGCCTTGAGCTGTCGTTTTGCAAAGGTACTAACGACAGAAGTCAGTTCACGAGTAAAACGCCGAGGCGTTGGTAATCGAGCGGTTTCGCGTTTGGGAAAGCAGCAGACACCCACCGAAGCCATGATAGTTCAAAATCTAACGTTAGAGGCTTTATCCAATCCATTAAATGGGTTAACGGATTATCAAGGCATTCAGTGCCAAGCCATCCCACACTTGAATGGATTCAGAGTGAAAGTCTCGGGAACATGGCGCGGTGAACCTCTGCAATTGAGAGGGGTATTATGAGCAATAAACCTCAAGCTTTCAGTGAGCCCAACTTTGAATCTCTGCTGGATGAATACATCAATTTTGCGGTGGAATATTGCGCTCAGCGAGATGAAGATAAAGCGAAACAATTACGCGAGGCCTTTAATAATCAAGGTGAGCTGCTCGCTCAGGTGACACAAGCGTTTGTCTTAAAACGAACCGCTGAAATACGAGAGCAGAACCATCAAGCTTTGCAGATGTTTCGTAAGTACGTGACCGATACCGAAATGGTAGATTTGTTGGCGTTGCAATACAGTTTAAAGCGTCAGGTCATAGAAGCCGGTGATGATACGGTTTTTCCCACAAAGCCTGCAGTCATGGAGTCTAATCAAAGCCTGCTTCAGCGTTTTGATTTAGCGCCTTTCCAGTTTCATACAACGGGCACTCGGCTTGGTTATCGTTTTCATGCCATGACTTTAGAAGAGCGGCCCACCATTACGGTGAATTCTGAAAAAGATGCTCTGGTAATGCGTTATGAGTTTCCTGAAACCTCCTTACCTAACCCTATCAAAGATGCGCAAGCTAGGATGCTAGAACCTAATTCAGGCAAAGTTTGTGTGGCGTTATTAAGCCGCACATCACCCAATGGTGTTCCAAGTGCGGCATTGCTTGAAAGAGCAAGACAATACCTAAACCGCGATGACATCGCGCAAGAGTCGGATGAGGTCACGGTAAAAGCGGCAACGCCTAAGCCTTATCAAATTGAAGTGACGCTTTTTACAGGAGCGGATCCCAACAATGAGGTCGAAAAGGCGTCGGCGGTCGTTGTGGCTTGGCAGTTTGCCGAAAAAGCACAAAGGCTTGGCGGCATTATTGACCGGGAAGAAGTGGCCCATATCTTTTATGAGCTGGGTGCGAAACGGGCCAAGGTTCAAGCACCGGCAGTGGATGTGGTGTGCGCTTGGGATGAAGCGCCACATTGTACGGAGGTGATGGTGAATGTCCGATCTGAATAAGGCGTTTCTATCGGTTCAGCCCAATAATGCTTCTCTTATTGAAGAGGCTTTGGAGTTTGCTTGGACAGAACTTATTCAATCCACTTTTTGTCCGTATCCCAACCTCAAACAACCTTTATTGACGGAGAAAACCTTTGTGGTTTTGCTTGCGGGTGAGCGAGGTGTAACGGATTGGCAGCCAAAAGACACGCTAGAAAGTCAACGTAAAACGGTGGATAAGGCGTTTGATATTCATCGAAAAGCCGGAACGCGATTTGGTTTGTCTATTGCACTGGATGCGATTGATTGTGATGTGGAAGTGACACCTTGGCATCAAATGCAACCAAGACACGCGCCGTATCATATTGAATGTATCGCATGGCAACGAAACCAGCCGCTTGATAAGGCGGCGACAACCCGAGTCTTAAGTCGCATTGAGAGCACGAAGTCTGAGCGAGACACGGTTGATTTCATTATGGCCCTTGGCGCTGAATTTGGGTTTGAATTTTCAGCGGTGAAGCACAATAGCGTTATTGCGAAAGACGATCACTGCAGCGGTAACATTAAAGCCTCATCAGGCTTTGCTTCTCTGTATTGGTGCGCAGCCACACGCCTAATTATTACAACTGATTTTGAATTTGGAGCAGTAGCATGAGTTATGTCGTGCAATACACCGATGCGGGGCTCGCTGAGCTTATTAGCGCTCGCCACCAAGGGCTAAAAGGAGCAATCAAATACATTGCTGTGGGGGATCGTAGTTATACACCGACGACAGATCAGAATGCGTTGAAAAACGAACTTCAACGCGAAATCATTTTGGACTGGGAGGAGCTCAGCCCCACACAGTTGAGAATGGGCGCCGTATTCAAAGGCAGCCAAGAATATGAGGTTCGTGAAGTGGGGTTCTTTTTAGAATCCGGTACTTTGTTGGCGGTGTATTCAGCCCCGAATACATTACTGACATACAAATCGGCGAATTCGAGTTGGTTACAGAAATTCACACTGGATGTGTCGCCACTGCCGAGCAGCAGCGTGACAATCGAGGTCGGGACCGAGAATGTGAATTTACTGATGTCTGAAGAGGTGCTGACCACTGCTATCACAACGATCTCTTTGGGAACAACACAAATTAAAATAGCTCATCAGCATTTGTTGCTTAGTGAGCGGCTAAGAACGGAGCTAGGTTAATGAGTATCGAACAAAAGATTACAGATTTACAGCGAACTTCGGCAGAGCAGACAGCAGCTTCACAAGCGTTGTCGCAAGAAGTTGCAGGAAAAATGGGGGAGATTGATCAAAAAGTGGTTGAAGCCAAAGATAGCTTTGATCGTTGGCGTGATGACGTTCAAGCAAAAGATATCAATGGTCAAAGTGTCTATAAGTCGGTGATTGATTTAACGGGGTTGAGTACCGACCATTTTTATCCAGTCTGGTGGAGAATGCCAGATAATGAAGAGGGGTGCTCACGAATCACTATTTCAAGAGGGTCTTCGGAAGACCGAAATCTGGCTCCTTTCGGGCAAGGGGCTTTTATTGCAGGGTTAAATCTGCAAATAGAAGGTGTGGGATCTTTCTGGAGTGGGGATGCAAATTACCTGACCATCAAACGATTTTCTCAAACCTACCGAAAAACTGTCCGAGCAGTTCAGTTTGGTATGAAATGTATTGCTCGCCCCATTAGCAATGTTAAGCCTTTATATGCAGGGTATGAATCCGGGCAGGTCGTAGCCCATTCTTGGCGAAGTGGGTGCTACCTCAGAGGTGGGCTGACTTATCACGTAAGAAAAAGTTTCGATGGCCAGCTCTGGTATAGCCGAGAGGATGGGGAAGTGTCAGCAGGAATATTTTCACCTGCAAATTTTGAAATTGAATGGAAAGTTAAGGCGTATCATATCGATGATCCATTTCTTGGCTCTGACTATGAAGAGCATCGTCTAGCTTATACGTTAGATTACGATAAACGTTATGCAAGAAAAGACTGAGGGCGACATGAGTTACTATATCAAAGAGTTGGCTTATTCTAATGGAGAGACACTTTACAATGTGCCTGCAGAACTTGGAATTTTGATTGAAATGGGCTTTAGTGAAGATCGAGCTTCAGAGATTTGCCTAGAGGCTGAACATGAGGCTCTATGGGAACTTATTCGAGCAGAGCGTCATTCAAAGCTTATGGAGACGGATTTTACTCAAGTGGGTGATGCTCCAATTACAGATGAAAAGAAGCTTGCGTTTGCAGCGTACCGTCAAGCGCTTCGTGATTTACCTCAAAACTTTTCCAATCCAAATGACGTCATTTGGCCAGAAAAGCCAACCCAATAAACCGCTTCTAATAAGGCGGTTTTTTTGTACCTAGACAAAGTCCTTTGCAGCAATGTGAAGGGCTTTTTTATTGGAGCGTTTCTCTGTGCAGAAATCAAAAGTAAAAACATTGGAATACCCGATCATCAAAGAGTTTCGATTGAATGGTCGTTGGGTGTCTCCAAATGAAAAAACTATCCATCTTTTGCCTCAACAAACGGCCTTTCTTATCCAAAACGGGAAATTAGGGCCAGCGATTGAAGTCAAGGTGTCGTCTAAATTCACAGAAAAAGAGGGCAAGTAATGCTCACGCCAATCCAAGATTTTGAACTCAATGGGGTAGAAGTTAACACCATTGAGCCTCAACCAAGCATGGGACCACTTGCATTGCAGGTGGTTCATTTAATTGGTACCGCGCCAAATAAGAATACGGGCTTGAGTTATAACGAGCCAACGCGTTTATGGAATTACAGTCATGCGATGTTATCGCTTGATAGCGTTGGGACCAAGCAAGGCACATTGCCTAATGTGATTCGCTACTTACTTGAATACGTTAAGTGCATTGTGTACGTAACGATTGTGGAAGCCAATGCGGAAGTCTCAGTGACTGAAGCGAATATTATCGGCGGGGTAAACAGTTCTACAGGGGCGATCACCGGCCTTGAAACCGTTAAGGCGTGTGCAGAAACGCCAACCATCATCGCGGCGCCAGGCTTTAACTCGAAAGCCGTGGGTCAAAAGCTGGCGCTTATTGGTCGTGACGTTCGCTGTCGTCCGGTTCTTGATGGCCCAAATACGAATGATATGGAAGCTGCAGAGTTCGCCGCTGAATTTGGATCGGAAGGGACAGGACAAGATAAGTTGTCGATTATCGACCCATGGTTTTTGAAAACCTATGATGGCGTGCAATCTCTTATGCCTGCTTCTATTGCTTTGGTGGCAGCGATGGCCTCAGTTGAAGGCTGGGAGAGTCCGCAAAATCGAGGGGTGCTTTGTGATGAAACTGCTCGTAATGTTTCATACAAAATTAACGATAAAACTACTCAAGCCAATTTCTTGAATAATCATGGTGTGGTGACGATAGCTCGCACACGAATGGGGGGAATGTCTATCATTGGCAACCGTTCTAATACCGGGCGTTTTCTTTCTCATGTCGGTTTGGAAGATTTGATGGCGCGTAAGCTGGAAGAAACCAGCCAACCGCTGATGGGTAAGCAGCTTACCGAAGAGTTTATGGATCAAGTTGTTGACCGTTTAACGAACTGGGGCCAAAACTTGGTGGCTCAGGGCGTTATCCCAGTATTTAAAGCATTCCTGCACCCAAGCAAAAACAACCTAGAGAATTATACCTCTGGGCGTTGGTACTTGTGTGTCAACTATGGTCGCTATGCTCCGAATGAGCACATGGTCTATGAAATGAGTGTAGACAACGGCCTTATCGAAGCGTGGCTAGAGGAGGTCATCAATGGCTGATCGTATTCGCATGCGGCTCTCGGCGCAGATTGAATCTGTGCCGCTGATGAACGAAATCGTGGAGTTCACTCCGGTTGATATTAAAACCAAGACGGTGTCCAACGAGGGCTCGTTTGTCGAGTCTGAAGATGTCGTGGGCTTTGAGCCGCTTAAGTGGACGCTTAAAGTACGTGGTGATCATCAAAAAATCCAAAATGCCCTTGGCCGCTTCTTTATGGATAACGCTCAAATTAACGTGACGGAAAAAGGAAAAGACACCGCTCAGGCGAAGTACCAAGAGGTTTACTCGATGTACGGGCCAATCACCAACATCAAAAAAGATGCAGTGAAGATGGGAGAAAAGCCAACCGTAACCATTGAGGGGACCTGTAAAGCATACAAACTCACCGATACGGGTACTGTCATTCACGACATTAATGTCGATACGGGCAAGACCGTCGTTGGCGGTGTGGATTTGATGGGGACGGCGGGTATTAGTTAGGATTGGAGCTAACCCCGAACTTGGGGTTAGCAATCAAAACCTAAGCCACCCAAATCGGGTGGCTTTTTTTATGGGAAAAATTCATGAAAAATCAAAGCAAACTGACTTTCTTTTCGCGTGAAAGCGTGACCCTTAAAACGATCCCTGTTGCGCAGTTCCGTAAGCTGCCGCACATCGAAGCCGAACAAGAACTCACGGCTAAACAGCTCTTCGAACAACGTAAAGCCGTGATTATGGCGTGCAGTGATGTGGTCAAAGAAGAGTTCGAAACCTTATCGGTGCCTGACTTCAATCAACTCTATGACGACATCTGTGATTTGATTCTAAAACCATCAGATGAACTGCGGGGTGAACAGCTTAATGGTAAGTCGGTAGAGTTTGCCTTGCTGCATCCTTTCGAAAATGAAGTGGGGGAAAAGATTAATAAGGTGAAGTTTGCCATTCCTAAAGTAGCGCATTCTGAAGCGCTGGCGGACATCCTTGAAGAGCGAGCGCGTGAAGACTTCATGTTTGAGGTGATTACGGGTTTGCAAACGTCCGATCTTGATTTTCTCTCAATCAATGATTATCTGGCGCTAAAACCGCAGGTGGGCGCTTTTTTTCAACAATCGGCGGCGTACTTTCGCCCGATGACGTTGAGAGCCTAATCGACCTCGTTCCAATGCACCGAAATACATCTGAGTCTGAACTAAGGCGATGGCCACAAGATGTCGCGGTGCGTCGTTATGAGCTTATTCTCGCCAAACTTGGGGTGAAATAATGTCCGAGAAAATTAACCTCATTCTGAATACCACCGTCAATGGTCTTGAGGACATTGTTTCAACGACCACAGCCACAGAGCGGTTAACCGCGGCACTTGAAAGCCAGCGTGGAGAGGTGATCTCACTTAATGGCAAGCTCAAGCAATTAAATGGTTTTGAGTCTGCCAGCAAGCGAGCAGCTAAGTTAGCCGGTCAGCTTGATGATGCTAAAGCAAAGGTGACTCGCCTTAGTCAAGAACTGGAAGACAACAAACAGCGAACTTCGGGTCTTCGGGTTGAATACAGTAAGACACAAGCGGAGATAAAAGGCCTCAATTCTCAACTGAAAAAGGCCTCGGGCGAAGGGGCCATTGATTTAAAGAATCGGTTATACGAAGCGCAAAAACGGCTAGATTCATTTAACGATGAGATTCACCAGGGCAAGGTGAAAACCAATGAGTTGAATGCGGCCTATAAAGCGGCAGGTAAACGGGTTACCCAGCTAACCGATAGCCAAAATAAGCAGCGCGAAAAACTCAGAGGGCTGGGCGCCGCGTTAAAAGAGTCTGGGATCAATACTGGCCGTATGAGTGATGAGCAAAGAAAGCTCGAAGCTCAGGCAGAAAAGGCCACAGCGGCTATCGCCAAACAAAACCGTCACTTGAAAGAGATGAAATCAATTCAATCACGAATTGATACTCGCGATGCAAAATTGAGTGAGATTGGCGGTCAAGCGACGTCGCTTGCCATGGCTGCTGCACCAATAGCGGCGACGGTGTGGTCGGCAGTAAAGAACGAAAGCTCGTTTGCTGATGTGAAAAAGGTGGTCGATATGACCCCTGAAGAAGCAGATGCCATGCGTAATTGGTCGCTAAGAACCTCCACTGAAACACCGATGAGCGCCAATGACATCAACGCTATGTTGGCAGCTGGTGGGCAAAGCGGCATCAAAGACAAAGCCGAGTTAAAACAGTTCGTGCTCGATTCTGCACAAATGGGTGTCGCTTTCGATATGGAAGCTGGCCAAGCGGGTGAAACCCTCGCGGTATTTAAAGCAGCATTAGGGTTAGATCAAAATGGTGCGATGGGCCTTGCTGGCCTTGCCAACCATTTATCGAACAACTCGAATGCGAAAGCTAACGACATTGCAGGCGTAATGGCTAGGCAAGGCGCGTCTGCCAAAATGGCGGGGTTCTCCGCTAATGAAGCCGCGGCGCTTTCGGCGTCGATGTTGTCTGCAGGTATGGGGGAAGAACGCTCTGCAACCGCACTTAAGAATATTTCAGGTCGCCTCACTCTTGGCGGCGCAGCAACCAAAGCGCAGCAAACCGCGTTATCAACCGTAGGTTTCGATTCAGTAGAACTCGCCACATCAATGCAAAACGATGCTTCGGGGACGTTATTGCTAGTGCTTGAAGCCATAAGAGATGCGCCATTAGAAGAGCAAAGTGCATTAATCACTCAAATCTTTGGTGAGGAAGCGAAAGGGGCTGTGGCTTCACTGGCGGGCAACACGGATCTATTTCGTAAAACGCTCAAGTTAGCTAAGCAAGGGCAAGACGTTCATATTCAGTCATTACAAGACGAATATGAGGCACGAATAAACACCAGTGAAAACGGCATTTCTCAGTTCATCAACAAGGTGAACCGTTTAAGCGTGATCGTTGGTACCGCTCTTTTACCTGCGCTCAATTGGGTACTTGAGCCATTAGGTGATGGCATCAATCTATTGGCGGATTTTGCCGAAGCTAACCAGGGCGTTACGGCTGCGGTTGGAATTGGTGTTGCTGGCTTATTGGCGTTCAAAGGCGCGATGTTAGCAGGCAAAGCCGCCTCCCTTATCTTTGGTAATACCCTCGATAAAGGGCGCTTGTTTCGAAAGGGCTTAAACCGAGAAACCCAACAAAGTGGCCGAGCAGCGGCTTTTGCAACGAAACAACTTAGCCGGTTAAACCGAACCATGATGAGCATGGGCTCTGGTCGTGGCGGTAGAGGAAGTGGCGGTGGTTTGGGTGCCAGTGGTAGTCGGTCAAAAAGCCGAATGCCTCCACGTAAGTTACGTTCACGAAAACCGCTTGCTCGAGCTTACAACATGGCGAGCACAATGATGACGGCCAACCGTGGTGCTTTGCCATTATCGTTAGGCGGTGGCGCATTAGCGATGATGCCAAGCGTTGCGATGGCGCAAGATGGCATCGCGCTCGCCGGTGATGTGGCTCAAGGTGCGGGTAAAGCAGGCTTAGGGAAATTACTTAGGCCTTTCGATATGGCGATCAGTGCCGGCAATATCGCAACGGCCGTCACCGAAGGCGATACCAAAACCGCCTTGACCGAAGGTGGTGGGCTACTTGGCAGCATGGGTGGCGCCAGTCTTGGAGCGACTATCGGCACAATGGTGTTCCCGGGTATTGGTACCGTGATTGGCGGTTTAGCCGGTTCACTATTAGGCGATCTTGGTGGTGAGCTGTTAGGAGGATGGTTCGGCGATAAGCTGGATTCGCCCGACGACAAACTCATGGCCTCGGAAACCGTGTCTGAAAAGTTGGTCGAGAAAGAGAAAACCGAAACTCTCGCTCGGCAAACACCCAACGTTACCTTTAAAACCGACGTCGCTATTCAAGCCGCACCAGGCATGGATGAACAGAAAATTGCAGCTCAGGTTACCGCTCAAATTGACCAACAAATGAAGTCTCAATATGACTCTTTAACGGGGCTTACCATCGACGATTCCATTAACGTATCTGCTATTGATAGAGGTTAACCATGCATCATTTAGTGATCGGGGAGTTCGTGTTTTCGGTTGGAGATAAAACGCCCATAACGAAGTTTGATAGAACCACGGCGGGCGCTTATTCCGAAGTCGGCCTCATTGATAATGCGCGTTCAGAGCGAACTGGCAGACCACTTGAAACGATAGACATCACAGCCAAATGGCTTCAATACAGCGCGGCTAAATCAGTGGATGCGATTCGTGCCTTGATTGATGAGCCTCAACAAGTGAGTGACGGTCAAGGTTTTAACCTGGGCCGTTGGACGATCAAACAGATTAAAGAGGGGCGCAGTGAGCTTATTCATGATGGGCGCGCCATGGTGACGGATATGTCTTTGCAGCTCTTGGAGTACCGTGGATGAAAATATTTGCGCGTAAAGGGGAACTAATCACTGATTTACTCTTTAAACAAACAGGTCAAGACAGCGATCAGTTAGAGATCGCGTTTTATCGCCTTAATCCGCATGTCCGTGGTGATGCCTTCACTGTAGATACCCATGTCCATATTCCTGAAATATCTACGGTGAAACCCACTCAATCTGTTACGAGGTCTTGGGACTAATGTTCAAACTAGTCGGCAAAAATAGCGAACTGTTATTGGCTCGCCTTAAATCGTGGCGTCTATCTGATGGCAACGGGATTGAGGGGGATAGCCTTTCTTTAACGATCAACTCTGATGACATTGACGGCATTCCCCCGAAGGGAGAAAAGTACTCAGTCTATTTGGGTGAAGTGCTGCGTGATGAATTTCAAATATCGAAACGTTCCATCAGCTTACATCCCCGAGAAGTGACTTTGGTGTTGTCTGTCGCCCCTTTCAGTATTAAAGATGAAACCGGTTATCGAGAGCGTAAATCGATGAGCTGGGACAAGACAACACTGGCTCAAGTTGTTGCGGATAATGTGACCCCTCATGGCTTTCAAACTTTTGTGCATCCGAGATTACAAAAAATTGAAATCGCGCATGTCGATCGCACTGATGAAAGTACGCCTTCGTTTTTGTACCGGCTTGCTAAGCAATATGATGCTGTCGCTAAACCTATCGATGGTCGCTTTATTTTTGCTCCCAAGGGGGAAGCCAGAAGCGCCAGTGGCAAAGACCTTGAAACCATCACGTTATCGCAGCCCAGTGGTAATCAGCCACAACTTCCGAATTTCATCAACGTGAGTATCGACCTCGATGGACGAACGGATGTCGCCGGTGTTAAGGCATTTTATCTTTCGACTGAGGACGGCACTCGACAGGAAGTGAGAAAAGGTAAGGCGCCATTTAAATCGATAGGTAAAGACAGAAACAGTCAACAAGAAGCAGAGCAGGCATGCGCGAGCGAACTCAGACGAATGCAGCGAGAGGGACGAAAGCTCAGTATCGAAGCGCCGCCAAACCCAGCGGTATTTGCGGAGGGGCTATTGATTCTCGATAGTTCTTTCCCTGATGCATTCCAAGGAACGTGCTCAATAGACAGCGTTTCGTTTTCAGGCCAAGGCTTACAACCAAGGCGCATGAGTATTAAAGCCACCTTAACAGGAGAATAGAATGATTAAGTTGAATGCCGGTGTTCATCATGCCGCTACTGTTCGCTGTAAGATTTCCGAAGCGCAAATTAGAAAATACTCGAAAGACCCAAGAGTGACGCAGTTGAAAGATGAGCGTTATTCGCTTTACTTGCGTTTTCGTAAGAATCGAGATCAGGGTTCGTGGGTTTATATGGAATATAAAGACGGTGCTCAGAGGCCTCATACGCTAGGGAAGTACCCGAACCTTTCAGCCCCTCATGTGTTTGATGTACTCAATTATTACGTCTTAGATCTCGCTCAGGGCAAAAGAGCGATATTTAATGAGTTTGAAACTGTTGATGAGTTGTTGGTTTGGCATCTAGACAGAGAGAATCGGTCACAGCACTTATCTGCAGAGCGGATCATCTCGCTCAAATGTATGGTTGACCTTCACCTCGTGCCCAGACTGCATGGGGAAAGAATTGCTGAGCTGACTCATCGGAAAATTGAGAAGTTGTTGATGAAACCGCTAAGGGAGAACAACTACTCAATCAGTTATATTCGATCTATCTTTCAGGCTTTAAAGGTTGCCTTCAAAAAGGCGAAGAAGTTAAAGATGATAGGGCATAACCCATTAATCGATATGGTGTTTACAGATTTCATCACGGCCAAAATTGAAGCAAAGGGATGCAGCCTTAAACCAGGCGATGTTCAAGAGTTATTGGAAGGGCTTTGCACATCAGATCCTTTTGCCCGAGTTCTAGGTCTACTGATGCTTAGCCATGGTTCACGTATTGGTGAAACGCGTAAGGCCAAATGGTGCAACGTCTGTTTCAAAACTAAGCGATGGAAAATCCCTAAGCATGATACGAAGACAAAACGAGAGGTCATTTACCCATTAACAGACGAGATGGTCGAACTGTTAAAGGCGTTTAAAGCATGGCAGTTAGCTAACTATTACAAGGGTAACCATGTCTTTCCACAAACCAAACGAGATAAAGCACCAATATCTCGCGTCAGCGCTACGGAGTTAGTTAAAACGGTATCAAAGGGTAAATGGTGTGCTCATGACCTAAGGAAGCTAGCGAGAACTATCTGGGCTGATATAGGTATAGATTACCTAGTTGGTGAAACGCTGCTCAACCATGCCAAAGGAAAGCTAGACCAGGCATACATCCATACTCACATTGAACTGCAAAAATTTGAAGCACTAAGATCCTATCATCAATGGCTAAAAAATTGCTGGCGGTCATGTTATTTGCCTACATTTGAATAATTTTGTCATGGTAAAAAGATCATCTAGATCAATCATTAAAAGACATTTAAATATGAATAGCTCAGGACAGTATTAGCATGGGTAATTTTGAGCAAAAAGGTGAGTTGAGTCACGCTTTAGTGGCTGCTGCGCGACTTGCCCCGCACCAGGTGAAATGGGTGAAGTTAAGCAAGACACAATTAAAGGTATTGGGTTCGATAAAGCAGGGTGAAGAAGTGACAGCGCAACTTATTGCTGAGCGATGTGATTTGTCACCAAGTTGGGCTAGTTCTTTACTGAGAGCATTACTTGAAAGAAGATACGTAAAAAGAATAAACCTCATCCCACCGAAGGGGGGAATGACGTTTATTTATAGTAAGAATTGATATTTGTTATTTTCGAGAGTTATGTTGACCCATAAAGTTTCTTCTTGGAGTTGGCCTTGGCGGACGTTTGTACCAGAGTTTATCCTTAAGACTTGATGGTAATGAAGCAGGAGCACAAACTTCAGAAAGAATTTCATTTGCGCTATCCCAACTTAGTTTAATACCTGTCTGCTTGAGATGAAGCTCTATGAAGTCTGATGTGTGAAACTCTAAATTGTCTATTTTGTCTAAAATCAAAAAATTTCTCTCTGTATAAAGGTGATGCCGCTCCTTTTTACCTTACAACTATATCCGAACAGAAAAGCTTAGTACATGATTTTTGTCTATCTATTTGTTTTATAACAATATTACACGGATCTGTTACGACCTAGGTTCTTCTGAATCTTCTCTTTCGTCAAACGCGGCTACACCGCGCGAAATGAAAATTTTTCGGGCCTTATGGTCACCACCGCCATTGAAAAAAATTCCGATGTCCTTATAGTGTCTTGTATAAACGTGATGCGTAACGCTATGGAGAACGTGATAATGAAAGATATGTTTCGAAGCTTTAAAAAGCCAACAGAAGAAGAGCTTAAAGAGCTGTGGGAAAATGCAGTATTTGTGTTTGATACTAACGTGTTGCATAGCGTTTACCGCTATCAGTCCGAAACATGCGAAGAAGTGTTGAGGTTGATGGAACAACTTCAAGACCGAATTTGGATTCCATACCATGTTGCTTTAGAATTTCATCGAAATCGACTTAGCGTTATTGCTAGCCAGCATAAGAAGTTTGCTGAGACGAGAAAAGCAATAAAAAAAGCGGTTGAAACTTTGGGCAAGGACTTAGAGGATCTTCAATTAAAAAAACGCCATAGTCATATTGATCCAGCTCCGCTGCTGGAAGGAATTAGCAAATTAACCGATGACTATCTTTTAAAGCTTATATCGCAAGAGACTTCATGCTTGAAGGTTGAATCAGAAGATCCCCTTCTTGGTCGTATTGAAAGTATCCTTAATGGTCGCGTTGGTGGTAAGCCTGAAGATAGCGTAATCAAAAATATAATGAATTTAGGCAAAGAACGCTACAAAACGCTCACTCCTCCTGGCTATAAAGATGCAGGAAAGGAAAAGGAACCGGATAATAAATATATTTACGGTGGGATAAATTATGAACGCCAATTTGGTGATCTTATTGTTTGGCAACAAATCATACAATATGCAAAAGAAGAAGGTAAGAAACACCTTATTTTTGTAACTGATGATAGCAAAGAAGATTGGTGGCAAAAAATGCAAGGCAAGACCATCGGGTTTCGTAACGAGCTGATCGATGAAATTTATAGTAAAACAGGACTACATTTATTTAATGCTTATTTTTTAGGGGGATTTTTAACTAGCGCTCAGAAATATCTGAAAGAAGATGTATCTGAGAAAACGATTGGCGAGGTTAATGAATCATCTAAAACTATGAATATTGATGATGCTTTGACGGAAATGGAGCACCGCCCATATTCTTCAGCTCTAGAGGATGCTGTGACGGAAATGGAGCACCGCCCATATTCTTCAGCTCTAGAGGATGCTGTGGCGAAAATGGGGCACCATCCATATTTATCAGCTCTAGAGGATGCTGTGGCGAAAATGGGGCACCATCCATATTCATCAGCTCTAGAGGATGCTGTGGCGAAAATGGGGCACCATCCATATTCATCAGCTCTAGAGGATGTTGTGGCGAAAATGGGGCACCATCCATATTCATCAGCTCTAGAGGATGCTGTGGCGAAAATGGGGCACCATCCATATTCATCAGCTCTAGAGGATGCTGTGGCTAAAATAGAGCCCCACTCATACTCTTTAGATAAAGATGATGACAAATAAACTTCATGAAGTTTACATTATAGCCACGAGGTTACCGGTGGTGGGGATTCCCGCCACCTTGATTTATCAACCCAACTTCCACTTAACCAATTCAGACACTTTCTCATTCGCTACCTTGGCGATCTCCAAGTAATCCTCAATAGAAAAGTAACCAGGCTCACGTAGTAATTCCGGAAGCCTTGAACGCTCGAATACCATCACATCATCACCAACCGGAACAGTACCAATAACGCGGCCATTTTCTAATGTCATTAAAAGCTTTGTGGTAACAGGTGTTGGAGTAGGGGTTGGGAGCTGATTGGTTTCGTTGTTCCAGTATCGCCAAAGAACATCATCACATTCATTTTGGTATTGGATCACTTTGTCGCGGATTTCTTTGCGGACTCGATTAGGTTGGAGTGTTTGGAGCCATCCGAAGAGTTTTCGAAGTGGTATGCAACAGATAGTATTATATGGATCTATTGAGGGTATGTTCATTAGGAACATTCCCCACCGTTCTGAGTTTGTGCGAAGCTTTCTGGCTTGAGTTCCCCAGCTCATTCCCATGCCTTTAACAATGGGTTTCATTGGGGTATAAGGTTCGCCTTCGTGTTCAACGATTACAAGATTAGAACCATGGAAGGGTACGGATAATTGTTTAGGCATAACAGCCTCCTGTTGAAGCAATGAGGACTTCACCACTCGCAACGAGACCAACCATTGGGTGGTGAACTGAGTGAGATTGGTCTTGCCGCCCAACAGGATACGGTGCGCCGAAGCGCTCTCACCCAGCTCACCATAATTTGGATGTGCTGAACCGCACGCATAAAAAAACCAGCGGGAAGCTGGCGACTATGCGCCTGTTGAGTTTCAGGAGACCAATCCCGTCACTGGATTTTGCCAGTGAAATTTAATTATGAGGCTAGGAACGCATTAAATCAAGAGATTGAGCTTAAAGAACAAGTTTTAAGGCCATCTCAAATTGTGATCGACACAGTCTTTTAAAATTATATAAATGTATGAAACTAGATGTATTCATTTCGTTTTGGTTATATATGCATGTAGATGATTTTTAGGGGCTGTGTATGAGATATGTGGAATTTGAACCTGATGGTTCAGTAGTTGATACCGAAACTTTCGAGAAAGATATCGATAAGTATCAAGGCTTGATTAGATGCTTAGAGTGCAAAAAGAAAGCTTGGCACACCAAATCTTATACAGTTCGAGAGGTAACTCGCGCTGCCTGCTTTAATGCACATCATCTAAAAGGGTGTGAGAAGGCAACATCGATGTTAGTTGCTGAAGATATGGAAAATGAAGCTCACGACGATGATCTGGAAAAAAGCAATACCGATATACATGTAAACCTTGATAAAACTAAACATGACTCTATTGAAGTATCAACGCCAGCGGACAAGCATCAAGATGAGGAACATAATTGGACCCCGTCTCCACAAGCCGTAAAAGCAGGAGGTAAGAATAGTGATTTTCCGGATAGTAAATCTTTACGTCAGATATTAAGTTATTTGGTTAAAAACCCAGAATATGGTGAAGGTAAAACTATTAAGATTACCGCCGACTCAGGGCGGGAGCTTCTCAATGGTATGCTTAGGGACAACTTAGTTGAAGTCTCAAAAATTAAACAAGATGACTTTAGAACTCAGCAGATTTTTTGGGGAGAGATTAATAACTATAAAGAGAATAAAGATGGGACCCTATTTCTCAATTATGGGGGGCCTAAAGATCCATCTCTAATATTGCCAAAAGAGCTAAAAGAAGACGTTATGAGAGTTTATAGGCTGAATTCCTTAGAACGATTTAAGGGCTCTCACTTTATTATGTTCGGTGTCGCGGGAGAGAAGAAAAATGGTGGTGTATTGTTGCGATCGACTATGCCTAAGTATATGAACTTCATTAACTATCGCGAGAGGGCTAATACCAAAACCGACCCCGCTGTAGAAGAAACTTCTTCCCAAGAGAGTACAATCCTTGCTGAAACATGA